ACACTTATGCGATCGTCGGCAGCGTCAGATGTGTATAAGAGACAGCTACTGACCCCTATTTAACGTTTCCCAACGCATTTTTAACATTTGCAAACATTTTGTGGCACGGTTTTTGCTGGGTCGCCACTTTACCGTTTTTTAACATTTCGCCACAGACTTTGGCACGCTTTTTGCTATGGCTCACATTTAACATCTTTTGCACAAGTTTGGCACGGTTTTTGTTATGCGTGTGCGCTCGTGAAATTGTTTCACGTGGAACACTACCACACCGATGCACGAAATAAAATGTTTCACGTGGAACACTACCACACCGATGCACGAAATAAAATATTTCACGTGGAACACAACACCAAGAGTTAAGAAAAGTTAAAACGAAAATAATTTGTGTGCTTATGCTTGTATGTTAGAAAAAAAGTTGTATCTTTGCAACGTGTTACTTAAACATTTGAAATCATGAAAGAGTTGATACAGCATTTCAGAGAGCAACCGAAACAAGCGATTAAAGAAGTCGCAATGTGTGTAATGATTTTTGCCGTTTGTGGGGCGATGTTGTTTTTATCTGCAATCTTGCAGGGTTGCACCGTTTCAAAGGGTACAACGGTACGGGGCAAGGCAACGATAATCACAACCGATACAACGGTGGTCAAACACAACGGTACGTTGAAGTTTAAGAAGTCTATGTTTAACAATTAAAAGTTTACTACAATGGAAGAAAAAAGAAACGCATTTGACGAGTTTAGTTTTGCCGCTTTGTCGGCTTTGGGTAGCCTTATGGCGTGTAACGAAGTATGCCGCAACCAACGTGCGGTTATGAAAATTAACCGCTTTCGTGCGTGGCTTATGGACTTGAAACCGCAAGACAACCCCGAACCGAATTTGCAGTTTGACGGCGAACCGCAAGTACAGACAGCCGAATAACAATTAAAAGATTACTACAATGAAAAGTTTTGCAAGTAAATTTAACAAGACCACGTTTGGCATTGACACAACCGATTTTCAGTACACCAAGTTAGCCGATATTTTCAACTCTGAAAATGAGGGCGGCAAAGATGTGGTGCACAAAATCAATGGGCTTTACATACATAAGTCGCAATTAGGCGACAGCCCCGTAATTATTGATGAGGAAAACAAACGGTTGGTGAACCTACCAAACCACACCGCCGAAACGGTGCGTGAAATTCTTGCCGATGATGAGGCGGTACAAACTATCAAAGACGGCAAAGTCGGGTACACGATTTACGAGTACGAGAGCCACGGCAAGAAGTGTTATTCTATTTCGTTTGTGGACTTGTAAGAGTTTGAAAAGTTATGTTTAACTTTGTAGGGGTTGCAATGTTTGTAACCCCTATTTAATATAACAGCGTATGGCAAAGTTAGGTTACAAGATTAAATTTACAAAGTCTGTATTTGGAGCAACCCAACGGGCGAAAATCAAAAAAGAGATACTGCAGGCAGTTGAAAGCAGCCCCGAATACCGCAAAGAGATTGCAAGGGTTTTCCAAATGGCAAACCGCCGAATACAGAATATAGAGCAAAGCGGACAACTTTCGCCAGCCGTGCAAGCGTTAAACAAAGGCGATGTTAAGGGGTTTACCAAGTTTTCAATGAAAGGCGATTGGAACTCCCTAAAAATTGAGTACGGCAAGGCGATTTCGTTTTTACGCCAGCCAACCAGTACGGCGCAAGGTGCAAGGCAGTACGGGCAACACCTGCAACGTATGTACGATTTAACGCCCGATGAGTACAACCTTATGTCAAGGAACTTGCAAGGCAAGTTAAACAGCGTTTCCGATAGTGATTTCGTGGAACGGTATTTGATGAGGTACAAGGATTTCACGGGCGAAATGGAGCAAAGCGCAAGCGATATAAGCACCCAAATTGAGAGTGAAGCGCAAAGCATATCACGGGCGATTGATGCAGAGATAGAGCGGCAGGCGAATGAGGCAGCCGACCTAATGGAGGATATGCAAAACGATATAGAACGCATTTTGCGCAACTTTGGCAAGTTTGGCTTATGAAAAAAATACCTTTTGAGTTACAAGAAAGAATAAACAGCCCGACCGAAATTGCAAGCGTGTTGCAACGTGCCGTAAATGAAAAAAACATTATTGGAAACAGCAAGGGCGAAAGGTTTTACAACGTGCCGTGCGCCTTTGATATTGAAACTACGAGTTTTTACCGTGATACGGACGGACGGGCGTACACATACGAACAAACGCAGCGTATGCAGGACGGGAACGGGCGCAAGGCGAAATTAGAGAAAGCCGCAATAATGTACGTCTGGCAGTTTGGCATAAACGGATATACTATAATAGGGCGCACGTGGGGCGAGTTTGTCACGATGATGCAGACCGTAAGCGAGGTTTTAGGGCTGAATGACAAGTTACGCCTTATTGTGTATGTGCATAACCTTTCATACGAATTTCAGTTTTTGCGCAAGTGGTTTGAGTGGAAACGGGTTTTCAGTATTGATTTGCGCAAGCCGATTTATGCAATAACAACGGGTAACATTGAGTTTCGTTGTAGTTACTTGCTTTCGGGTTATTCGCTTGCAAAGTTGGGCGAACAACTTATGAAATACAAGTGTGCAAAAGCCGTGGGCGATTTGGACTACCAGCAAATAAGGCACAGTGAAACGCCGCTTACTGATGCAGAGATACACTATTGCATAAATGATATTAAAGTCGTGATGTGCTATATCCAGGAACGCATTGAGGAAAGCAAGGGGATAACACACATACCGATAACAAAGACGGGGTTTGTGCGCAAGTATTGCCGGGCGCATTGTTTGCGTGAAAAGAGCGATGCAGGAAAGACCGTGCCAAATTGGGACTATGTAAACCTTATGCAGGAACTACAACTTACGGGTATGAATGAGTTTAATATGTTGCAACGTGCGTTTGCAGGCGGTTTTACACACGCCAACGCCGAATATACAGACGAAATAATGTGCAACGTGGATAGTTACGACTTTACAAGCAGTTACCCGTATGTAATGATATCTGAAAAATACCCGATGTCGCAAGGCGTTGCAATCACGGTTAAGAGTATGGCGCAATTTGAGTTTTTAATATCAAAGTATTGTTGCGTGTTCGATATTGAGTTTACCAACATATTTGCCAGCGAAACGCAAGACAACCCGATAAGCGCAAGCAAATGTTTTGTGAAAGAAAACCCGTGCGAGAATAACGGGCGTATTGTGGCGGCTGCAAAAATTGCACTGACAATTACGGACGGAGATTTTAATATAATCAAAAACTTTTATTCATGGGAAAGTATGCGAGTGGGCGAAATGTATTGTTACAAGAAAGACTATTTGCCGACACCGTTTGTAAAATCTATCCTGCATTTATACGAAAGCAAGACGAAATTAAAAGGCGTTGAGGGCAAAGAAGTGGAGTACCTAAATAGCAAGGAAATGTTAAACAGTTGTTACGGTATGAGTGTTACCAACCCTTTGCGTGATGAATTTACATATAACGGCGAATGGGATATTAACTCAATGTCGCCCGAACAAAAGCAGGAACTTTTATACAAGTACAACACCAGCAAAAACCGTTTCTTGTTTTACCCGTGGGGCATTTTCGTAACCGCATACGCACGGCGCAACCTTTTCACGGGCATACATGAAGCGAAAGACGATTATATTTACAGCGACACCGACAGCATTAAAATAATGAACGGCAAAGCGCACGAAGCATATTTCAAGGCTTATAATATGCAGGTGCAAATGAAATTGCGTGCCGCCTGCAAGTACCACGGTTTGCCGTTTTCGCTTTGCGAGCCGCAAACGATAAAAGGCATAACAAAGACTTTGGGCGTGTGGGATTTCGAGGGTACATATACAAGGTTTAAGACGCTGGGAGCTAAACGGTATATGGTGCAAGAACCGAACGCACTAAAAGCAGGCGGACGGGCTTACGATTTCAGTTTAACCGTGTCGGGCGTAAACAAAAAAGCCGCGATTCCCTACCTTATTGAAAAGTACGGGGAAAACGGGATATTTGACGCTTTCACTAATTATCTGGATATACCGCCGCAAGCAACGGGCAAGAACATACATACGTACATTGACTACGAGATACAAGGCGAGATAACCGACTACAAAGGCAGCACGGCGCACTACAACGAACGCACGGGCGTACATTTAGAGCCAACGGGGTACACCCTTTCCCTTTCGGTTATGTACATAAATTATTTGCGTGGAATTAAATTTAAGGACTAAAATAATAAGAGTATGATAACAAGAAAGACAAAGACAGACAAGCCGAAATTTTACGACTTGAAAGCGATTTTAAGCAAGAACGCCGACTATAATGTTATATTTGGCGAACGGTCAAACGGCAAGACTTATGCAGCCTTAAAATATGGTTTGGAAAACTATATCAAGACGGGCAAGCAAATGGCGTATATACGCCGATGGCGTGAGGATTTACGGGGCAAACGTGCCGAAAGTCTGTTTGCAAACCACGTGGCAAACGGGCTTATTGAGGAACTGACAGAGGGCAAATTTAATGAAGTGTTTTATATGTCGAATAAATGGTTTTTGTCGTACTACGATGCAGAGAAAAACAAGCGTACACCCGACCCGACCCCGTTTTGTTACGGGTTTTGCCTTTCAGAGCAGGAACACGAAAAAAGCAGCAGTTACCCGAATGTCACAACGATAGTCTTTGACGAGTTTTTGACCCGGCGGTATTATTTGCCCGATGAGTTTATGTTGTTTATGAACTTGTTAAGCACGATAATACGCCAACGCAACGATGTTAAGGTTTTTATGCTGGGGAACACGGTAAACAAGTTTTGCCCGTACTTTACGGAAATGGGTTTGAAGCAAGTGCCGTTTATGGAGCAGGGAACGATAGATATATACCGCTTTGGCGAACACGGCGCAATAGTGGCGGTTGAGTATTGCAGCACGATAGTACAACACAAAGCCAGCAACAAGTATTTTTGTTTCGATAATCAAAACTTGCAGATGATTACGGGCGGTAAGTGGGAACTTGCAGTTTACCCACATTTGCCGTGTAAGTACAAGCCGCGAGATGTGCTGTTTGTGTATTATATCAAGTTTAACGATGTAGTGTTACAAGGTAACATTATACAAGTAGGCAACGAATGTTTTACGTACATACACGCAAAGACAACCCCGATAAAAGATGAGGAAAACAGCCTTATTTATTCGCTGGAAATGAACGGCAAACCGAACTACAAACGCAAGTTGTTAAGCACGGCAAGTTACGTGGAACAACAAGTCGCACGGTTTTTCGCAATAGACAAAGTTTTCTACCAAGACAACGAAGTCGGCGAAATAGTACGCAATTATTTAATTACGAGTGCAAAGACAAACATTGTTTCGCTTAAATGAAAATAACGGCGGTTTGGTGCAAATTTCGTGCCAAACCGACCTTTTTACGAAATAAATGCCTATCTTTGCAAGTAGTAACTAAATTATAACGATATGGACGCAAATACTATTATTCAAATCATTTCAAGTTTGGGTTTTCCGATTGTGATGTGTGGCGCATTGTTTTGGTATATGGTGAAACAAAGGCAGACGCACCAAGAAGAAACGGAACACCTAAAAGATACGATTGCGGAAAATACGAAAGTGTTAGCCGAATTAACAACGCTTATTAAAGTTTTGACCGATGAAAAGGAAAGATAACATTTACAAGTTGTACCAGCAGCAAATAAGGGACAAAGACACCGCCGTAACCGAATTTATTGCGAACACTTTGGCGAAAACTCAAAGTATGTTTGAGTACGAGGGTTTGCCCGGCAGTATACCGCAAAAGGAACTGGAGCGGCTTTTGCAGACCACGGGCAACGTGTTTGTTACAAAGGTGGACGGGGTTTTGTATGCGCTTACGGGCGGCAAAGGCGGCGAACCCGATGTTTACGGACGGGCAACGCTTTACACCGTGGCGAACCCAGCGTTAAAACTTTCCAAAACCTACGATATACAGAAAGACGGGGTTTTGATTGAGAACGACACCAACGGCGAAAGCCTTTTGCCGCTTATCGGGCGTTATGCCGTGTTATATACTGACGGGCTTATTTCGTTGAACTCCGCCAGCGTATTAACCCGTATTACGATGCTGATAAGCGCAAGCGATGACAAGACAAAACAAAGTGCCGATGAGTTTTTGCGCAAGATACAAGACGGCGAATTTTCAATTATCGGGGAAAACGCTTTCTTCAAAGGCGTAAATATGCAGACCGCACCGACCACAAACAGCGTGTATATTACACAACTTATTGAACTGATACAATACTACAAAGCGAGTATGTACAACGAATTGGGGTTAAACGCAAATTATAATATGAAGCGTGAACGGCTCAATTTGGGCGAGGTATCTATGAATGTGGACGTACTTTTGCCGTATGTGGATAATATGCTAAAAGAAAGACAAAATGCAGTTGAGAAAATTAACGAAATGTTCGACACCGAAATTTCGGTTAAACTTGCTTCAAGTTGGGGTTTGGAAAGAGATAATTACAACGCTTTGGCGGCTGATTAGGAAACGGCAAAGGAAAACCCCGACCCGACAGAAGAACCCGACCAGCAAGACGGAAACGACACGGAAACGACCGAAACAGAGGAAACCGAAGAAACGGACGGGAACGACACCGAAACGGAACAAACAGAAGAAACAGAAGAAAACAAAGACGATAAGCAATGAAATACAGCGAACTATTTACAAAGGGTAACGGGATATTCCAGGCGGTTTTCAAGACCGAATACCCGACAGAGTACGCCGCAATTTTCGGCGATACCAACCCTACCAAGTTAGACGCTTACGCCTTACTGATGTACGGAGGCAAAACCGTGGTAAGCAGCATAACCAGCGATAACGCAAGCGATGTTGTTTCGGCGGTGATTGCGGTAAACGTGCAAGGCTGGGAACGTGAAGCGGCGGCGATGTTAGCCGATTACGATGTACTGACACCCGTAACGGGGCAAGTTGAACGGACGGAAACCGTAACTTTGCAGGAAAGCACGGACAACACCGAAACGGGCGCAAACAAGGCGTTCAACGATACCGATTTTTCAGACAGCGACCGAAAGACCGCAAACGATGAGAGAAACCGCACCGAGGAACGCCAAACAACCGAAACCAGCAAAGGAACGGGCGCAAGCAAATCAATTTCAACCGAAATTGCAAAAGAATTGCAGTTAAGGCGTGATAATTGGAAAAAAAACATTATCTTTGCACTTGTAAGTGAGATTACAACGAGTATTTACGAATAACTAATTTAATTTTTAGCAATATGGAATTAAAAAAGATTTACGAGATTATTAACAGCGTATCACAAGAAGTGTTGGGTAAGACTGACATTGTGCTGGACGATTTGACGGGTATTGTGGATTTAGGAACGGAAGTGTTTAACCAAAATGAGGTTGACAGTTACGTAAAGTCACTTGTTAACCATATTGGCAAGGTGATTTTCGTAAACCGACCTTATGCGGGCAAAGTGCCGAGCGTTTTAATGGATGCGTGGGAGTTTGGCAGCGTGCTGGAGAAAATTTCGGCAGACGTACCCGAAGCCAAGGAAAACGACACGTGGAACTTGGAAAACGGAACAAGTTACGACCAAGATGTGTTCCACAAACCGACCGTTACCGCAAAGTTTTTCAACTCAAAGGTTATGTTTGAAGTGCCCATATCAATCACTGAAAGGCAGGTAAAAGAAAGTTTCAGCAACGCCGCACAACTCAACGGATTTATATCGATGATTTATGCAGCCGTTGAAAAGTCAATGACTATCAAGACAGACGCTTTGATTATGCGCACAATTAACAACATGATTGCGGAAACGGTTTTGGCTGATGCGAAAGCGTTTGGAGCAACGGCGGCAGGTCCTATAACAGAGACAGACCTTTCCAGAGCAAGCACGGCACGTTGTGTAAACCTTTTGAAGTTGTACAATGACAAGTATTTTCCTGCAACACCTGCAACGGGCGATGTCGAGCCGACCCCGAACCCCAACGCACTGACAGCGGCAAAGGCGATAACCGACCCCGATTTTATCCGCTTTGCGTCTTACGTAATGGGAACTTACGCCGACCGCCTGCAAAGCATTTCCACCGTGTTCAATGTTGGCGGCAAGGAACGGTTTACGCCGAAAGATATGTTACACGTTGTTCTTTTGTCCGACTTTGCAAAGGCAGCGCAAACCTATCTTTATTCGGACACTTTCAACCGTGGCGACGTGCTTTTGCCGCAAGCCGAAACCGTACCTTTTTGGCAGGGCAGCGGAATGAACTACGACTTTGCCAACACGGGGCGTATTTATGTTAAGGAAAGCGGCGGCAAATCCGTTAAAATTTCGGGCGTGTTGGGCGTAATGTTCGACCGTGATGCGTTGGGCGTTTGCAATCTTGACCGCCGGGTAACAACGAACTACAATGCGAAAGCCGAATTTTTCAACAACTATTACAAGTTTGATGCAGGGTACTTCAACGATACAAACGAAAACTTTGTAGTATTCTTTATTGGGTAACTCAATAGGTATTAGATTGTTTAACTTTGGGCGGTGTGGGTGCAGGTGAAAGCGCACCGCACCGCCTTTTTTCTTTGCAGATATGACAACGATAAACTTTTATTCATACAACGGACACCCCAACACGGTAAACAAGCAGTTGGGCGACTTTACGGCGATTGAGGGCGATTTGCGGCAAACTTTCGATGTGTTGCGCCCGACCGTAACACTACGAAAGCAACCCCGACCGACTTTCAATTATTGTTACATACCCGATTTGGGGCGTTATTATTTCGTGGAAAGGGTAAGTTTTGAGGGAAACAACGCCTACGAACTTGCGTTGCGTGTTGATGTACTGAAAACCTACGAAACGCAAATTTTGGCGGCAACGGGGCGTGTATCTGAAAGCGACAACCCCGACCCGTATATTTCAAACCGTGACACGGTTTACAAGCGCACCCCGAATTTCGAGAAAGTGCCGTTTTCTGAAGAGGGCTTACTCAATGATACGGGCGGCATTATTATGGTAACTTTGAAAGGAACAACCGAAAATTAAAAGAGTATGGCAGTAATTGTAAATATACCTAACGCACACGATGATAACAGCCAGTGGAACGCAAGCGGCGGTTGTTGGGATATAAACATAAGAACTAATGACGGTTATGTGTTTGTAGGCGATATTAAGGCGGTTTATAACAACTCAAGCGGCTACCCGAAAAGCGTTGTTTTGGAGCAAAACGGCGCAAAGGTTTGGGCATTTGGTAAGTTGTCCGACACCACTAAAAAAACGGAAATAACTATCACAGGAAACACCCAAAGCGGGGGAACACCCGAACTTAAAGTTACGAACAAAGTACCCAACACAACCGCCACGGGCGAAAAGTTGGGCAAGACTTCGGCTAAGGTAACACTAACAGCCGATGAGGGTTTTAAGATAACCAGCGCAAAAGTGGCGTTTATGAACGGTTACGGCTACCCTGCAAGCGAGGATATGACAATAAGCGAGGACGGCAAAACGGCGAGATGGAGTAATGACGATTTCAGTACAGGCAGCGGCGTAACGCTTACGGGCGAAACGGGCAAATTTACAGAAGGGGTAAGCATTGAAACCAACCTTTCAAATTGTTATGCCGACCCGCCGTTACCCGAATTTTTGCAATTTGGTGAAACGCTTAACGTAACTATCAAAGCGAACGCAAACACGGCGTTTGATACGGAACAAAGTACGCCTAATTTTTCCTATTACAATAAATCGGGCTACCCTACCAAACAAGATTTAACCGTTTCGGGCGACAAAAAAACGGCAACGGGAAGCATTGTTTTACAAGACGGTTGGTATGATTTTTCTGTAAATGCGCAAGCGTACCCCGTGGCGGTAGTCGGCGAGCAATACGGCGCAATAAACGTGTATTTGGTAACGCTTGACGAGTTGTCAGAGTTTAGCGGCAAACGGTTTTTCAAGGAAACGGGCACAGACCCCGAAACGGGCGCAACCATATACGAAAATGTGGATTTGGGCGCATACGTGAACAGAATACGCCGTGTTTACACCAACATAGGCGCAAGCAGCACCGATGTAATACGATGCGGCAACTACAACACGGGCGTATCTTGCCACCAGCCAGCGCAAGACAAAATAACGCTTGACTTTGGCACGGCGGTAGTACCAGCGCACAATGAGGACAACACCGACTACGAAAGCGAAATACAAACCTTTTTGCCGTTTGCAGGCTTTGTAAACCTTAACAACGCTTATGCAGGTAAAACGATAGGTTTGCAGTACGTTATAAACGTGGTAACGGGCAACGGTGTAGCCTTATTGAGTTGTAACGGGGTTGTGTTCCAAGTTGAGGAAATAGAACCAAGCAGCGAAATAATATACCTTTCACCAAGTACCCAAGTTAAAACCGTGGGCGGCGATGATTGGAACGAAATGTTATATTACGGCTTAGAACCTTACATTTACTGCAAGTGGTACGAAAGCGCAAGCAACGGGCGAAACAATGACAGACAAACGGGCATTTTAGGCGAGTTCAGAGGGTTTAATGTGTTCGATGATGTTACACCCATACACACCGCCGAAATGCTGACAGAAGAGCAGGAAATGATATACACGGCTTTGTCTGACGGCGTTTATATTGAGTAACTGCAAGGCAGGACAAAAAGAAAAGGCGGCAACTGATTGTTACCGCCTTTTCTTTGTGCCTTACTTGCTAATAATATCACAACCCGTTTTTTTGTCGTATGTGCTTACGGGATAACACGAACAAAAGAATTTGAAACGGTTTAGCAGCCTTTCAGTTAGTATAAAGTCGTATGCTTGATTTTTGCAAGACTTTTCTAACTCAAACTTTGACACGGTTTGTTTGTGTACCTTTTCTTGCATTTCAGACAATTCGCAAATCTTACCTAACGAATGGTGTACTACTTGCAAAGTTTCTGCAATAGTTTGCAAGTTAGTACGGATTTCGGGATAAGCAGCCTCCAAAAATTCTACGTGCTTTGTTGTTTCGCTAACAGCCTTTGCGATGCTTTCGCTTAATGATTTTACGTTATTCATAACTCAATGTATTAAATTGTTTAACTTGCTGCAAAGTTAAGCATATGTTTTGAACGTGCAAGCGTTTGGCGTGTTATTTTGTGTTAAATTATTCTTTTAACTTTGTTTAACAGTGTTCCACGTGAAACATTTTATTTCGTGCATCGGTGTGGTAGTGTTCCACGTGAAACAATTTCACGAGCGCACACGCATAACAAAAACCGTGCCAAACTTGTGCAAAAGATGTTAAATGTGAGCCATAGCAAAAAGCGTGCCAAAGTCTGTGGCGAAATGTTAAAAAACGGTAAAGTGGCGACCCAGCAAAAACCGTGCCACAAAATGTTTGCAAATGTTAAAAATGCGTTGGGAAACGTTAAATAGGGGTCAGTAGCTGTCTCTTATACACATCTGACGCTGCCGACGATCGCATAAGTGT